ATATGAACTAGCCTACCTTAAAGGCGACGGCTCTCTCAACAATGGCTTTGAGATAGTAACACACCCTATGACTCACGATTTCTTTACCAATGAAGCGACCGAGTTCTGGGAAACCCTTAAAGTATTACGCGATGAACACAGGGTTATGAGTTGGGGTGCTAGCACTACTGGTATCCATATCCATATCTCACGCACAGGATTTAAGGGTGGTGCGCATATGCACCGCTTCCTGAACCTTGTCTATAGTAATGAGGATTTATTCTCTACTATTGCTGGTCGCTCGTCTAGCCGTTGGGCTAAGTTTGATGATGTTGAGGTGAATACCCGCGATAACGATGAAGACGGAAATCGCATATGGAAGACCCACCGTTCTTACAAAGAGAAAATAAGTAATGGGCGCAATACCGATAGGTATTCTGCCGTTAATACCCAGAACCGAGATACACTAGAGTTACGTATCTTTAAGAGTACCACTAAGCCTGAACGTATCAAGGGTTATATGGACTTGGCGCACGCCAGCGTTGAGTACACTAGACACCTTACCTTGCAACAAGTCAAAGATGGGGCGCTATCAGATATCGCTTTCATTGAGTACATACGAGAGAATGGTTCTCTCTATGAACACCTAGTCGGACTCCTTGACCAACTAGGATACCAAGCCGTCGGGATATCCCGACAGAATGTGAGCGAGTAACCTTATGTGTCTCCTTGTAGTAGCGTCTCCTAACTCCACGCCCAAGAAGAAAGACCTTGAGTGTGCATCTTGTAATAATCCGCACGGCTTCGGCTTTGCTGTGATAACGCCTACTGGTATCGTTACTGGTAGGGGTATGTCTTCTAAGAAAATCATCAAGCAATTCTTAGAAGTGCGTAAAGAATTCCCTGCCAGTTATGCTATGTTTCACGCACGCTTTGCTACGCACGGCGTCAAGAATGAAGATAACTGCCACCCCTTCAAGGTGCCAAGTAATCCAGATACATATCTGGCTCACAATGGTATCTTAGATATAGATATCAAGGCTGGTGATAAGCGTAGCGATACGCGTGTCTTTGCAGAAGATACCTTACCTGCTATGGGTGGTGTCGCTGCGCTAGATGATGAGCACATATGGGCTATGGTCAGCAAGTGGTCGCTAGGTAGCAAGATAGTTATCTTTACCCTTGACCCTGCTGCTAAAGACCAATGCTATATCGTCAATGAGAACGCTGGTCATTGGGATAATGACGGGATGTGGTGGTCTAACAGTACCTATATGCAGTCTACTTGGTCGTCAACCTATCTGACTAAGCCTAGTGTTAGGAACCAAGACGCCCCCATTATATATGATAGCGAGTGTGGTGCGTGTGGTGCTATACCGTTCGAAGATGGTAATCCGTACTACTGCGAGATGTGCTACGCTTGCTTTGATTGTAGTGGTATGTATGGCGATAGTTGCCTGTGCTATACACCAGAACGCAGTAAGACAGGCTACACTCTAGGAGAAAAGGACTGGTGGAATGAAAGCAACAGATACAATGGCTGGGCAAAGTAGCCTGTCGGGATATCCCGACACAAACATTTCCGCGCCCGTACAGTTCGGAATGATGGTGGCTGGCTGGGTTACAGTCGGCTACTACGATAACGATAGTCAGCCGACTATCTATGGAGTCTTTCCAGACTTGGAGAAGGCTCAAGAATGGTTAAAGCAACTGACATCTGGATATATACATCCCGTATATGTCCCATCACATAATAGGGGGTAACGTGGTAACAGCACAGAAGGAACAATTGCGGGAAGTCCTGATAGACTACCTACAATTATTGACATCAATACCAGTTCCATACGCTATGGATGATAAGATACATAACGCACGAATAGCACAAGTCCGATTACTATTACAGGAGGTAGCGTAGTGAAGTACTATAACATAGATAGCGACTGGGATAAGTTAACTCTAGAGGAACTAATCTCTTACGAGATGGAACTACTGGAACACGAAGATACATTTACGGGCGAGTATGATGATGAAGAAAATGAAGATGGCTGGTCGCTTGCCGACCACCAGATTTATCACGCTGACCTGATGGACTATCTGGATATGCGCAAAGAAGATGAAAGGAATACCGCACTATGAAAGTATACACCTTTAATGTAATGAACACTTATGATATAGAAGCAGACAGCGAAGATGAAGCCAGAGAACTACTAGGAACTGGGGATTACATAGCGCGTGATGGCGATGTAATGCTCGTAGACGAAAGGGGAGAGTGATGGGTACATATATCGTAAGTGTGTATCATACTGATAGGTATGAGTTGGATGCAGATACGTCAACGGAGGCTATTGGCATAGCCAAGGACTGCGTTGCCGATAACTATGGCGGACTGTACTTTGAGAACGCCGCCTTTGATGTAATCAGGGTAGATATCCCCCAAGCGGGGGACTTAACGGATGCGGGGTTAGCAGGTGAGTGATGTCAATCATAAGATGTAGAAACTGTGGCTACGAGATAGATACTGTTAGCCCACAGGGATACTGTGATAATTGCGAGAGAGCCTATCAACTAGGAAGGGAGTCAAGATGAGTGAGCCAAGGTGGTTAGACGGGGACGACTTTGCCTTAAAGGGCTTTGAGCCCTGTGATGAATGCGACGAGACAGATGAGGAGTGTGCCTGTGGCGAAGAAGACCCAGACCTGTGGGGAGATGAACTCTATGAGGACTGAACAAGTACTGGGCAACTGCTATGGGGACGATAACCCTGACGCGTGGTTCCCTGACGTACCGCAAGGGGCTTTTTCCTTGAGGAAGCAGGAAATCCTTGGTGCAGAGACGCGCAGGGCTATTGCCCTATGCAACTCTTGTCCCAAAAAGCAAGCCTGTTTAGAGGAAGGTATGAAGGATAAAAACTTGGCATATGGTATTTGGGGTGGTACGCTTGCAGGTGAGCGTGTTATGTTAAGTATGAAACTGTTTACCAAGTTAAGTGATGAAGGCAGAGCGCTGATAAGTTATAGGGTCTTAAAGCCCTTGATTGGTAGGTAATATGCTAAAGAAAATATCATTAGTACTCATTATCGTGATGGCGGTAACATTCTTTCCTCATCCGTTTAAACGGACAGAAGTAGAGAATAAAATAACGCCTAGGGAATGGGTGGTAGCAGATAGCAAGGCGTATGCTCAAGATGTGGTACTGGCTTGGGCAGATAATCAGTACCTATGCCTAGAGAAACTGTGGACTAAGGAGTCCAACTGGAGACCAGAGGCATACAACAAGGTAAAGGTAATGGGCAAGAACGCTGGCGGTATCCCGCAAATATTGGGGATGTCAACACAAACTCCAGCGCCGAAGCAGATAGACAGGGGTTTCAAATATATTATGCATAGGTATGGAACTCCTTGCACGGCTTGGAAGCATCACCAGAGGAGAGGGTGGTACTAGTGCCTACATATGAGTATAGGTGCGACGATTGCAGTACGTCAGAAGAGCACTACCGCACAATAGATGAAAGAGATAATTCTCCGTCTTGTCAGTACTGTACGCGGACAATGCGAAGAATAATCCTTGCTACGCCAGTAAAGTTCAATGGTGCTGGCTTCTATTCGACTGGAGGATAGTATGGATGAAGACCTATCACAATGCACTAGATGCGAAACAATGGTCGAGAGCGAGACTTTGCATAGACTACTAGACTGGAGTCTATGTGAAATCTGTGTGGATGATGTATGACAGATGATGAGATGCAAGAACTACAAGAAACGATTGTCCAAGGGGTAACGAACTACTTCGATACCTATGACTGGGACAAAGCGTTCAAGAGATATCTGGAGGAGCAATGAAAGATAGTAACTGGGACTTAGACCTTCGGGCTGGTCTAGCAGGGGAGAGTAGGGTAGCCGACCTACTCTCTATGGACACGCTAGAGGTCAAGACCGATAGAAGGTGGCACGAAACTGGAAACATATACATAGAGACGGCGTGTTTTATACAGGCAAGCCATACCTGGGAACCTTCTGGTCTCTACACTACAAAGGCTACGCATTGGGCTTACGTCCTAGAGGACTGCGTAATCATAGTACCAACCTACAGGTTAAAGGAAGCAATCTGGGAGAATGCTAAATCTATAACCTGTGACATACCGCCTAACCCTTCCAAGGGTTTCTTGATAACTCCTGCTAGATTATTAGAGTATGCAAGAATGGCACACAACTACGAGGTAGCAGAACAGCACAACAACTTCTTAAATGAGACGTATGGATAAAGAAACACTAATCGGTTTCTTGTCCTTGTTCTCTATCTTTATCTTGGCTGGGTTCATCTTGCCCTACCTCTTGTGCTTCGTCTTCATCTAAGAACGGACGGAATCCGCCTAGGCGTGTAATCAGTCTCTTGATTGCACGCTTATGGCGCATTCTGGCAGCATCATCACTAGGCAACGCAAGTTCTTCTGCTATCGCACCATAAGTCATTGAGTTAGCGTGCTTCTGGTAAAGAATATTCTTATCTTCTGTGCTTAACTTTATAAACCCAGCCTTAACTTCAGCCATCATAGCCATTAGATTACCGCCTTCGGCTGGCGCTGATGGTCTTCCTGGCATTCCAAGGTCTAACTTAGGTGCTTCTGTTACATCACCACGCAATACCGATGGCAAGATAGCCTCGATAACAGCAGCATCGTAGAAGAATATATCTGAGACTTCATAGCCAAGTGTCTTGGCTTTCCAGAACTGGCAATAGTCTAGTGCTTGATTGCGAAGCGAACGATACAATAAGTTCTGCATTGAACGATGCCCTAACTTCTCCCACTCGGACATCTTTAATGGGTGCAACACAAACCATTCATAGAGCGACTGCTTGATGTCGTCGCGCTCAACCATATTAAATTTACCACGATATTCATCGGCAACGTGAGCAATAATATATTCCCATTTGTCAATGCGTTCCCAGTTTACCGTCCCCATACTTTACCCTCGACAATAAACGAACCATCTTTAGCGATTGGGATAGTTACTGGAACTACTGTGCGACCATCGACGTAGAGCATACCAAAGCCCTGCTGCCACGTAAAGAGTCCGCCCTTGATATACTTGGCGTCCTTATAGCGCATAAGGTTTCCAACTTCCATACCCCATACGGTTTGAGGTGCAGATGTGCCGTGAGATTGGGTGTGATGTGATAGACCCATACGGTGCGTATGACCACACACTACTGATTTACCTGTACGCATAGCCAAACCAAGGGCTGTAAGCCCGCCGATTGACTTCATAGAGCCTTCATCACCGTGCATAAGCAACCAGTTAGGAGCCAATTCGTAGGGCTTCTTGTGGTATGTAGCACCGATTTCTGGCAGACGCAAGAACTGTGGCAAGTCCAACTCGGGTAGCCCGAGCAACCCAGGAGCACGCATCATAACTGTGTTATACAAACGGTCGGTGTGGTTCGACCGAATGATATGCTTGACCTTGAGCGACTCGAGCACCCGAGTTGTTTCGTCTCTATCCCGTCCGATAGAACGCTCATACTCTAATGGTGTACCCTTTGACCATTTAGATATAGTCTGCATATCCATTTCGTCACCAACTGATACAACTTCGGTTGGCTTGTATGCCTTAATGAAGGCAGCAAGATTAGCAACCGCACGTTTATCGTGATATGGTACTTGTAAATCGGAAACGCAAACTATAGTTTTCATTATTTCTTTTTAACCGCTTTCTTCACAGTTTTCTTTTTAGGCGTAGCCTTTTTAACGGTGCGTCGCTTGTTTTCTTTGGCAACGTTTTTAGAGTGAGACATTGTTTGCAAGTTATCTTGTCCGTCTCGTCCCGCTCTTCCGCCGTTATCTTTATGGTCAACGTCGGTGGTACGCGGTAAGGATTTTCCTGTTGCCTTCTCGTAATCAACCCTTGCCTTATTACTTGAAGTAGTTTCAACACTTCCGTCTTTTCGCTTTCGCTTAAAAACATAGATTGGTCTCCCGCCATTTTGCTTGCTTCCTTTGTAAGGTCCAAAGATTTTCATAGTTGTTTCTCCATTTGGTTTAGAATCCCAGCGTCAATTCGTGCGCCGATTTCTTCGTAAGTAAAAAGATTTTCTTCTTCATCTAGAATCCAAGACGTGTGTCTATCAAGCGTCACGTGAATATCATAGAACGCTTTTGCAAGCCAGATGAATGGAAGTGATAAGTAGTATCTCATTCTTTATCCCATTGTTCTCTTAGTACTAGCAATCCAATGATTGCATAGTTAGCCATATCTTTGAACGAATCCTCTAGTGATTCGTGCTGTGGGTTTGCACCGCTGTCAAATAGATTGTTGATGCGAGCCAACTTGTCGTGCATACGAACTCGTAAGCCATTGATTGCACCGCCAGGGGCTAACGATATATTCTTTGGGCCATAGTCCCGATGCTTACTAAGAAGTAAGTCAGTCAGTTCTTTGACCGTGTTAGACATATGGGACTCGAGACGTACCTCGCGTACCAAGTGCGGTTTAGGTGTTCCGTCAATCATTGTACTCATTCATTCTCCTCTAGTAGTTCTTCTATCTCTTCATCTATTGTTGACATATGCTGGTTGATGATTGCTTCCTGAACTAAGTCTTTCATCTTGATTACATCTGACTGTGCTGCATACAGCGTAGCATATGTAATCTCTGTAACGCTTCGTATAATATCTGGTTTGTCTGCGTTATGATATAGTTCTTCCAGCAAGGAGCCGAGCATTAACGCGTAACCGCTAGGCAGTTGGAAGATAGGCTCAAAGATTTCATCGTCGTCTTCAGTTAGGTGACTTACCGCTTCAAAGATATTATCAAATTGCGTACCGCATACATTACATTGTGGAATTTCAATCAACGTTCAGCCCCATCTTCTCTCGTATAAATTGTGCTCCGTGTTTAACGTAGATAGAGTTGACATCTTCTCCATCTCCAAATGATACTGTGGTCACGGGGAGTTCTCGGGAGAGACTGGCGGCGAACTCTCTTCCTGGGGCATCTCCGTCTGCAAAGACGAATACACGCTCAAAGTCCGCGAGAAGTCTGGTGTAGTGCTTCTTCCAAGAATTCGCTCCAGGAACACCAACACAGGGTATTCCCACCAACTTCGACATAGTGAGAGCGTCAAGTTCCCCTTCGCAGATGCCAATCCAGTCGCCAGCATACTCAATGTCAAGTACGTTGTACATCCTGGTATCAACACCAACCATACCCATATACTTGGGTTCAACAGCAGGGTTAAGAGAGCGGAAACGCAAATCAACAACACCAGTCTTCGTGATGTACGGAATGCTGAGCCGTCCAATGTATTGTTCGTGTCCAGGTTCAGGCTCCTCTACTACGCCTAATCGCGCCTGACGCGCTACTTCCCGCGTTATTCCCCGACTTACTAGGTAATCTTCCGCCAGAGAGATGCTTCCCGCGTACTTGTGAGTTGCTCTCCCCAGTAATTCCTTCTGCGATAGACTTTGCTTCACGTATATCACACCCTTCTTTCTTTGCAATTATTTGAATGCTATTGCCTTGCATACCACACGCGAAGCAATTGAAAATGTTCTGCCTTGTATTGAAACTTGCACTTGCGTGACTATCGTTGTGGAAAGGACACTTGACGTTGACCTGCCCACTTGTTCTGTTAATGTTGGCACCGTAGTGCTTGAGCACCGATACTATGTCTGGTAAATCATCCACCAAATACATCGCCCAACCTTAATACTAGATACGAATCTGCTATCGATTTTCCTCTAGCCTTGATAACGAGTGCTGGGAGAACCAACTTTTGTTCGAGCGCTCTTGCTTCCGCATAATTTTTTGCTTCTGCTTGAGCCTCTTTCGTCCAACCGCTGAGGTCAATAGCGTTGCCCGCGCCAGGGGCTTTGCACTCAAGGATACCGATTGATGCGTTAAGGAAGTCTGCACGGACGACAACGTCGCCCTCATCTTTGCTACCTCGTCGAGCAAGGCGTTCAGCGTCGTATCCAAGTCCTCTAAAATAATCTTTGATGTCTGTTTCATATGTTGCTCCCCGAGCCTTATGGCTCTTTCTAGTTGTCACGCGTTCTCTGGTATGTCATCGATGTACATATACTCTGGATTAAATGCTAGCCAAGTCATTAGCGTGCCGTTCGCGTCGGCTCTTCCATAGCGATTTTTGACTGCTGCCACGCCCATCGATGTGCCAACTGTGCCGAGCGTACAAATGAGGGCAGGGAGTTGTGATACTTTACCTTGGATTGCACTTCTTGGTTGACAAGGATTTCCAGGAACTGCTTCCGAAGTATGATGTAAAACCACAACTGCAGCGTTAGTCGCTCTCGCAAGGTACTTTAACTCCTTCATAATTGCTCTCATAGATGCGAATTCTTCGCCTCCATCTGTTGCAACATCCATAAGGTTGTCCAAGATAATGAGGTGCGGGCTACAGCCCCACAACTCCTCAAAGGCTTGGACTTCCTCATCGATGTCTTCTAACGTAGGTGATGATTCAAACGACCAGACTATATGACTTCCTTTTTGGAGGACTGCTTTAGTCCAACCAACATCAGTATTAAGTTTCTGTTCTACATCCGATTGACTTTTCCCCGAAATCATAGATGCTAATCTCATTGCCATTGTGTGCGCATTGGTATCCGCAGATACGTATAGTGTTGGCACGTTGGTCTTGAGAGCAAGCGCTAGGGCAAGCGTTGATTTTCCTGCCCCTGGTGCGCCTGCAAACATTGAAACTTCTGAACGACGTATAATAATCTTGTTCGCTTCAAATGCTCTAAACGAACTAGGAAGGGGTTCCCCTCCGATAGAGGCGCGTCCTACTGACCGTACTAGCGTTCTCATCGGCACCCTTCCTAATTAGTTTAAAATGGAAATTCTTCTGGTATTAGTTGACTGGCTTGCATTGGTCCGCGCCCTGAGGCATCGGACACACCCACATTGCGTAGGGATTTCCCGTCTTGCTGGAGATTCCCGACTTGTACTTCCGTGGGCCGTGCTGACATACTGGGCCACCCTGTTGTTGCGTACTCGGAGCGGTAGCGGATGGAGCCTGAGCCTGGGGCGGTAGTGAGTAAGGTGGAGGCGTTGTGCTTGTAGTGGAATCGGTAATCGACAGGGGGGCTAGGGTACCTGCTGACGCTAGCATCCGCTGTGTTGCGTGAATCTGTGTTGCGTAATCTCCGATACCTTCCAAGAGAACACTTAACTCATCCGCGCTATTGGCACGAACGTTGATTAGGTCTCCAGTAGGTAACTTATAGTTGACTTGTAACTTCCAGTCTTCAGCCATATTATTTATCCTTCTTGATAGAGAATTGACAGTACTCGGTTAGACCGCACATATACTGGCAACTGTTTGTGTTGGGCAAGAATAGCGCAGCCTTACGTAATTTGTCAAATGTTTCTATAAGGTACTCCATCTTCTCCCTGGTGTACTCAGATAGGTCTACCGTCTCAGAGATACTATTCCCGCGGGACATATAGTACGTACCCCATTTAACGTCGATACCAAAGGTTTCTTGGATACCTAGTCGGTAGAAAGCAAGTTGTAGATTACTAGTGGGCGTAGACTGTGAGGTCTTAAGGTCGACGATAACCAACTCGCCGTTGACTTCAAAGACACGGTCAATAATCATCTTGACGGCTACGTCCTTGATGATTGGGGTTAGGGCAAGTTCAATCCCTGGGTTGCCATCTGGTGCTGTCCAGATTTTCCAGGAAGGATTAGCCTTGCGCCAGTTGATGTAACCTTCAACCCACACAGGGCCTTGGTTATTCCAGAAGTTGACATCTTCTTTGTTGGGGTTAGCCTTGGTAGCGCGACCACCGATGCGAGCATTAGTTAGGTCGGTATCACCCTTTGAGACATTCCAGGACTCAACCCATAAGTTCTGAATATCACTTATCATAGGTTGTCCTTGTCGTAGGTTTCGCAGGCAAGGTGAAAGGCTGAGCCTCCGACTGACCAGACGGATGGGGCTTCCTGTTTGTTGAGCAGTCTGCCGAGATAGTACTGGTACCCACACGTAAGGTAGGTTGTAAACGCAGAGTAGGATATATGCTCTGGTAGTGTATATTCTTCTAGTTTAATTGACATATCGGTAGTATAAGCCTATGGTTGGTGATTTGTCAATTGTTTATAAAGATTTGACATTTGGCAAATTGCCTGTATACTTGGTTATGTAAGTAATTATATAAAGGCCTTCGGCCTAATATAATATAATGCATTATACACATACGAAGGAGTACTATGTCAAACTTTACGGAGACGTTCGTAGCAGCAATTGCTGGTATAACCGTATTCTATCTACTAGAAGCGCTGTACTACGAAGTAAAAGCACGCATCAATGGTAACAACTTTATCAAGTTCGTCGAAGACGAAGAGGATGAATACTGGGATAGATAACCCTTAGAAACGACAAAAGACCCCCAACCTAGGAGACTAGGAAGGGGGTTTCTTGTTGCTGCCATATGACGAGATACAGCCCTTTAGAAGGGCTTACCCATACATTATGACCAGGGAAGGGTTTACTCAAGCCATCTGAGCGTGTGGAAGTGCCTTAAAAGGGTACTCTAGGCTACTAGCCCAAAGTCCTTAGCAGACTTATCTAGTGCTTTGAGCACAGGAGCGGCTACCGCAGCCAGGGCAGCCATTGCTAGCGCCTTTGGGTCAGCATTGCCAGTCATAAATAGCGCCAGGGCTGCTGCAAAAGCAGCACGGAAGTACGATAGGGCTATTGCTTTAACTTTATCTTTATTCATTTTATCTCCTTCTTAGGTAAAGGTTTGGGGATGTTAGCCTTTACTTTGTTTATTACTGTGGGCTTACCTAACCAAGGGAACCAATTGGAAGTATCATTTCCGCAGTTATCCTTGATTGAAATATGGACGTGCTTGTTATGCTGATTGGAACCGTCATACTGGTGGTCGCCCTTGATAGGACTCCAGATACGCCCCATAAAAATTAGATACTTGACACGCTTGTCACTCTTAAGGTTCTTATAGATTTCGTGTCCATCAATACCGTTTACTGGGTCGTGGGTAAGGTCTACCGCATAACCAGTATTGTGGTCTGAGTTAGGACTCTGTGTTACGTGAGCAGCAGAAGGCAGAAGCCCATCTGAGGCTTTCTTGCGCTTGGGACGTAGAGCCGTCGCTTGGCGCAGCACAGCAATTGCAGCAGGTGTGGCTTTCTTTACAACAGTCATCTTTACTCACTTCTCCGCAATCAATTTGTATAGGTCATCAATTCGTTCTTCCATCCGAGCCAAAGAATCTTTCATAGAACTGCCACCATTGGGCCGTAGTTCGTTGAGATAGTGTTTAACCATCCAACGAATCATAAGTGCAAATGCCCCTACAAGGGAAGTAATTGATAGAGCAAACGCAGCCCAATCCTGTGGTGTCATAGTATTATACCGTTCTGATAGTTATCTCGGCAACCCCACCAAAGCCATCAAAGCGCTTATCAGGTGGAGTCATACGGGTAAATGTAACTTGCTGTATTACTGCTTGCTGTGATTCTCCTGTTGTCAGGTCTTGCCAAGTCAGAACGTCACCTGTCTTTTCAATCTCTTCTAGTAGTTTGATACGCTCAAAGGCTCTGCCTTCAAATCCAACTACAGTATTAAATCTATCGGTTTCTATATCAAAGCAATAGACAGGGAACTGGATGATACGCTGACGTGGAGTAGCAATAGTAGCCTTAGCCTGATAGCCCTTAAAGGTTGGACCAGCAGTAGTATCGGTAGCATCACGGTCAAATGTAAACTTATATGCAAGGAACTCTTGTGCTATTTCAGGTTGAGTTGTAGTTACTTCTACTGGGTCTACTTCAAGACCATAACCTATATGGTCAAATTGAGTATCAGAACCACCTGCAGTTGTAGCAAGAGATGACAGCGTAAGAGTGCCAGATGTAAATGAACCACGTGCAAGAAGACGCTTATAGTTCTTAAGTTCTAGGGTAGAGAATCTAATCTTGCCTGTAGTTATAGAACCAGATGACGCTAAAACTGTGGCTGATTGAATGGCTATGCCGTGGCTACCTGAGGTAGTAAATGCTATTTGATTACTGTTGCCTACAAAATCTACGCTAGTAGCATAGCCAGCAGCGGTATTAAGATAGGCATCTTTAGCATAAGCAAAACGTAAAGTTTCAATTTCTGCATCTAAGTCAATACGATATAGACCAGCGCAACCATTGACCGTACCCGCAGCCCAGACATATTTATCACGGAATGCAAAGTCGTGGACACCATTAGCGTCTTCAAATATTAGTGGACCGTAGATTAAATCACCAGTTGTATCTGAGATGCGAGCCACACGCATACCTTTATTGGTGCCTATCATAAGCAATCCAAGGTAGGACTCAATCTTATAAACTATTTCACCAATAGGCAGTTGTGCTGCTATAATTCCTGATGTCAGGGTAGGCATAACACCAGCAGTAGATAGAACAAACTTGTAGATGGCGGAGTTACCGCCAGCATAACCTGCAGCATAGATGGCAGAGCCACCTTCTGATATAGATGACCAAGTCCAACCAGTATTAGGGTGTGTATAAATAGCAGTAGGTAATGTTGTAGTGCCAAGGGCACCAGTTAATTCATAGATGCTAGTACCAATACCAGCAACAAGGCGTTGTTTAACCCAACCCATCTTTACTGCAGCAGTACCAGTACTGTAATGGTTGTTTAATGCACCAGTTGCACCAATTGTTTGATAAAAAATACGAGTTGCATTAGCAACAAATAATGTAGTTCCGTTAGTAACTACATCTACTATTGCAGATGCAGTTGTAGCATAGGTAGTAAGTGTAGTTGCATCAGCCTTAATATCTTTAAGTGTAGTGCTACCTGGGATAAATGAAATTGCTACATCAGTACCACCAGAAACGCCAGAGATAAGTTTATAGATACCACTGTTAACAGTATTAACTGTTTCTTTAAGCAAAGTAGCCTGTCCCTTAGTCCACACATCCACATTATCTGAGTCAGCAAAACGGTGAGCAACCGTCTCACCTGCAGATGGGTCATAGAACTTAATGCCTGTGCCATTATGGAAAGAAGACTGGCTTCTTAGCCACCAACCAGTAAGTGATTGCTCACCTGGTTCGCTGCCATTATCAAACTGTTCTTTATTAAAGGGTGCAGTCTGACGAACGTATGGTCTAGCATCATTGATAGCGTAGAAGAACGGCAAGCCGCCAACGGCTACATCATATGCTTCATTAGTGTTTTGCCAGGTAGAAGTAGATGAAACTATACCTAAGTCAATAGCAATAGAACGACCAATACTGGCGGTTGCAGAGCCTCTACCTTCGGTTATGTCTCTAGTTGCCACTGTTACTCCTTAGTATATTTGTTCTTCTGTTTCGTCTATTGCGTCGTCTATATCCCGCATAAGCGGGACTAAATCGGTTACTAGTGTGTCCATTATTATCCTAAGGATTAATTATTGCTTTAGTTTTATCCCAAGTAACTACACCTTCACATTGAAAGTAATGAAACTTTCCTACAAAAGTTTTACAAGGAACGTTGATTTCTAGTTCTGTAGCCTGTTTCTGTGAAATCATTTGAGTACGATTCTCGTTTGTTTCACTAACAACCCAAGGTGTTTCAGGTGTTGCCTTACAGAAGTTCAAATACAAGAAAGCCACTCACACGACTTCCTCTGTTGAAAGCGGCACAGGTTGAAACTCTTGGCCATCCCAAGTGAAGCCAGGGTTTGCAAACTGACCCCGAAAGTTGCCATTGTAAGATGTCTGCACCCACTCTCCACCGAATAAATCTTTGCAGAAAGCAGCGCCGATTGACTCTTGTTCCTGTCCGTTTTCGTCAAGCAGGACCGCATTCGCGACCACGATGACCTCGGCGACGATGCCGTTCTCTACTCTTGCGAAGTGTGCCATTTGATTTATCCAATCACTACTACTACGAAACCTGAACCGCCAGCGTTGGCAGCGCCACCACCACTGCCTGTGTTTGCCGCGCCAGCAGTGTTTGGTGTACCAGAAGAAGCGCCTCCATAACCGCCGCCACCTGCTGCGTATGTGGTTGATGTTCCAGTTATTGAGTTTGTTGCACCTGCTCCACCGTTTCCGCCGCCAAGCGCAAGAGATACCGCCGAGACTCCAGCG